ATGATTATTTAGCTGTTAATATTAGTGCTGCTGACTTTGCTGCTTCTGTAAGTACTGCTGGCCCACAAGGTCCTCAAGGCCCTCCGGGACCACAAGGTCCAGTTGGTTCTGTAGGTTCACAAGGTGTTCAAGGTATTCAAGGACAGCAAGGATTGCAAGGTCCTGCTGGTGCAATAGGTCCAGCTGGATTAAACTGGCAAGGTGCATGGTCTGCGCTAACTATGTACAATCCAGATGATGCAGTAAGCTTTGGAGGTGCATCATACTTTTGTTTAAACACTGTAGGCCCATCTGGTACAGATCCCGCTGCTGATACAGTTAACTGGGCTTTGTTAGCTAACATAGGTGCTACTGGTCCTCAAGGTATCCCAGGTGTTGCTGGTCCTGCTGGATCTACTGGAGCTACAGGCCCTGCTGGTCCTCAAGGATCTCAAGGTATTCAGGGTATCCAAGGTATACAAGGTGTACCAGGACCTGTTGGACCTGCTGGTCTTAACTGGCAAGGAGCTTGGTCAAATGGTGGAATATATGTAGCAGATGATGCAGTTTCATTTAATGGAGCATCTTATTTTTGTATTAATCCTGTAGGACCTGCTATTCTTGATCCAGCTGCGGATACTGCTAACTGGGCATTACTTGCATCTGAAGGAGCACAAGGACCTCAAGGTTTAACTGGTGCTGCTGGACCACAGGGAGTTGCGGGACCTCAAGGTATACCTGGTCCTAACCAAATTACTATAGATACTACTGATATTCTTAATGGTGGTTCTAGAAGAGTATTATTCCAAAGTGTTGCTGGTAAAGTTTCTGAAGATGCAAGATATACTTACAATCCTGCTAATGGAAATCTAAATAGTACAGGCTTAGCAAATACTGCAACTAACTCAGCTTTTGGTTCAAATGCTTTACAATCTAGTACAACTGGTCAGTTCTTATCAGCATTTGGTTTAGGGGCATTGCAGAATAATAGCTCTGGAGGAAACAATACAGCAGTAGGTAGTTATGCATTAAATGTTAATAACTCTAATAATAATACAGCAGTAGGTTATTTTGCATTATCAAATAGTAATGCAGTTGATAATACAGCAGTAGGTTATGCTGCAGGATCAGTCATTACTACAGGTAAGTGGAATGCAGCTATTGGTTCTCAAGCTATGTCATTAGGAACTAACTCATCTACTAAGTCTGTAGCTGTAGGATATAAAGCTTTGTACTCTGCAACTTCTAATTCTGTTGCTGTAGGTTTTGAAGCATTGATGTCCAATCTTGCTATTGAAACAGTAGCAGTTGGTGAATCTGCATTAAGAGCTAACACTACAGGTACATTAAATACTGGTGTAGGATTTAATGCACTTAAATTAAACACTACAGGATTAGGTAATACTGCAACTGGACATAGAGCTTTAGCTTCTAATGTAACTGGTAATAACAATACTGCATTTGGTGCTAGCACTTTACCTTTAAATACAGGAAGTAGTAATACTGCTATTGGTTCTGGAGCATTAACAGCAAATACATCCGGAGCAGGTAATTTAGCAGTTGGAGTTAACGCTTTAGCAAATAATACTACAGGTACAGGAAACATTGCTATTGGAGAGTCTTCATTATTAGCTAATAGTACAGGTACAGACAATTTAGCATTAGGTGTCAATGCATTATCAGTTACAACTTCATCTGGTAATATTGGTATTGGAACAAATGCTGGATCTGATAATACTATTGGTATAAATAATATCTTGATAGGAGGTAGTACAACAACTCAAGATTTTAATAACTCTGTTATTATTGGTAATAATGCACAAGCAACTACAGATAACCAACTAGTTATCGGTACTCTTGCAGATCCTGTAGGTACAATTACAGCATCAGTACCTACACCAGATAATCAATGGTTGGTAAACATCAATGGTAGGAATTACCTTATCCCAATGGAATATGTTCCTTAATTATGAATAAAGAAGAAGCACTGAGTATCATCATGCAGGCACTAGATGCCGCAACATTAAAGGGAGTGTATAGTCTGCAAGATGTGCAGGCTATACTTACTGCCTTAGAAGAACTTAAAAAATAAAGACCATGGATATTTTAAATTGGATATTCCTTAGAAAGGAAGAGTTAATCAGAACAAAAGCTAATGATCCTGACACAGATCTAATTGCGCTAGGTGCTGATGTAGGCTTTAATAAAAGAGGAGATAAGTATCAGACTTATGCAATGCCTCTTAAAGATGCTGTACAATCTGGTTTAGTAGCAAATACAGCATATTATACTGTAGATCTTTCAGTTACAAGTGTAGTAGACGTAACAACTCCTAAAGGGGTTATTGAAATTAGAATGGATTCCGGAAATGCTAACCCAGCTCCATCATTTGAAACTGCTGAGTCTTTAACAATCACCAATGCTAGTTTAGATTTTAGTGATCCTGATAATATTTTCATGCAGCACTCTTCTTACTATAATCCTGCAGCTAATGATAATTTTATTCCTTATGTGATCTCTACTGGATTTTTAGCAGGTGCAAACTATGCAATATTTAACGCAAATGGATTGCAGCAAACAAGTATAAATGGTTATACATCATCAGGTGGTGGAACAGTACTTGCTGCCGCAAATACAACTTACTCATTTATTACAGGTATAACATCTGGTCCTGGACAAAACGCAAGATTTGCAATAACAAGAGATAGTCTTGGTGATGTATCTGAAGTTTATCTTATTGACGCTGGTATAAACTACGCACCATCAGACACTATTTTAATCTCTGGAGATTTAATAGGAGGTGCAGTTGGAGTTGATGATTTAACTATTAATGTAAGTTCTATTCATGGTGAAGGTCAGTTTACTGGTATTTTCTATTTATATTATGAACTATATAATTTCTAAACCATGTCAATAGGAAATTTAAAAGATCAAGGTAACCAGGGAAATAATTTTCCTTGGCAACTTAAGATGCTTCAAGGTCTGCAAGCACTTATAGATGATGGTTGTTGTGATAGTATAATTAATTTACTAAGTTCAGAGCTAAGAACTCATAATATACAAAGGGTTTCTGCCCCAGGAACTATCATAAGACCTTACAGCTTTTCTATTGCTAATGTAGGTTCTGCTAATGGTACCATAGAAGGAGAAATTATAGCACCTGGAGAAGTAGTTAACTATGATGCAGGAGTACTGAATAATCAATTTGATTTAGTTACTTATGATGCAACAGATACAACATTTTTAATTACTTGGGTTAGCTAATGGGAACTGCAATAACTTCAATAGGAGCTTCTGGTTCAAATATACTTACTAATCTTCCAATGTTAGCTGATGCATTTGGAAGATTAAGAGTATCTAATCCTTTGACTTTATTTGATTCAAGTAATAGATACCATGATAATGGACTATGGAATACTTCTACAGCAAGTGGAGGAGCAGCAACATTTAATCTAAATCAAGGTCTAGTAGATCTATCTGTAAATACTACAAATGGTTCTCAAGTATTAAGAGAAACAACAAAAGTATTTTCTTATCAACCAGGTAAATCTCTTCTAATACTTAACACATTTGTACTAGCTCCTGCTCAAGATAATCTAAGACAAAGAGTAGGTTACTTTGGCACCGATAATGGTATATATCTTCAGCTAGAGAATGTTGCTACTAAGCCTACTATTAGTTTTGTAGAGAGAAGTTTAGTTACAGGTTCTGTAACAGAAACTAGAATAAGTCAAGCTGGTGGAGTATATGGTCCTGGAGATACTGGATGGAATGTAGACAAGTTAGATGGTACAGGTCCTTCAGGTATTACTTTAGACCCAACTCAAGCACAGATACTATTTACTGACATTGAATGGTTAGGAGTAGGTACTGTAAGATTAGGTTTTGTAATAGATGGTAACTTTATACTATGTCATAAGTTTAATCATGCTAATCTAATTGCATCAACCTATATAACTACCGCATCTTTACCTTTAAGAATTGAACTTACTAATACTGGTGTAACTGGTACAACAAGTACATTAAAGCAAATATGCTCCACAGTAATATCAGAAGGTGGGTATGAACTTAGAGGTGCTCAACAAGCTATTGGAACTCCTATTACTGCGCCTACAAGTTTAGCTACAGCAGGAGTGTTTTATCCAATTATTAGTGTAAAACTTGGTGCAAGTTACTTAGATGGTGTGGTAATTCTTACTGCATTATCAATAATGGGTGTAGCAACAGGTGTTTATAATTGGAAAGTTATTGCTAGTGGTACAACTACAGGTGGAGCATGGGTTCCTGCGGGAGTTAATTCATCTGTTGAATATAATATAACTGGGACAAGTTTTGCTGGAGGTAGAACTCTAGCATCTGGATTTATTACATCAACTGCACAAGCTTCAGTAAATCTAGACATATTAAAAGAAGCATTGTTTTCTTTTCAGCTTCAAAGAAATAGCTTTACTAGTACACCAAATGAACTAACCCTAGTTGTAAGTGCTAGTACAAATACTGAACTGATATATGCTTCAATGGACTGGGAAGAAATAAGTAGATAAATATGAGTACAAGAATTGATATAAAATCTACAGCTGTATCTAGAAGTACAGCTACTTTAATGAAAACTAATCAAACAATTTCCTATAGAACTGGAGATGATGGAGATATAGAAGCAGGTAGAGATATATCATTTTTCATTCTTGATGAAAATAATCCATTTGGGAATACAGATAGATTTACTGATGAATTAGGTACACAAACATATACTAACAACATTGTAATAGATTGGAGTACATATAATGGTACTAATGTATTAGGATATAGAAGAACAGTAAGTGGTTTAGCTGTTCCTTGGGATAATGCAATTGATGGAGCTTTAGCAGTTAGTATAGGTTCATTTACTACTGGATGGAGATTAACAAATATCCGGGAATTGATGAACATAATGAATTATGAAGGTGGTGCTGATTATACAAGAAGATTAAACTATTCACCTTTTAATATAACTGAGTTTGAACTTTGGACCTCAACAACTTTATATGGAGCTTCTACAATTGCATATTATTTTACTAATGCAGGAACTAGTTTTATATATACAGGAAAAGCAGCATCAGTAAAATATATTCCTTGTAGAACATTTACAGTAACTGGAACAACTTTAACATAACATGGCAACTTACATATTCCCACAATTTAATGTAGAAATAGTTAATCCTACTGTTTCAATTAATATGAATACAATTGGTGACAAAGCTATTGATAAGCTTCTATCAGTAGATATAACACTAACAGTACCTAGTGCTATCTTTGGTGTAAGAATGGAAGACATGCCTTATGTTGATACATGGGATGATTCAGATGTTCCAGGAATGGTAGATATTGCTTTACAAGCATATGAAGTATAATGGCTGAAGTTACTATACAAGGAGTATTATCTGTTGGTTCTAATGACCTATATGTAGTAGGACCTAGTACTACTGCTAGAGTAAAGTATCTCAAGTTTTACAATCCTGTTGCATATTCTGTTACAGTATCTAAGTATGACTTCTCTCTAGCTAGTACAATTAACTTGTATGATCTTACATTAGATCCTGGAGATTCTATATCTGATGATACACAATATTTACTTCAGGGTAGGGATAAATTATCTGTGACAGCTACTATAGCTAACACAACATACTTATTACTATTAGATGTTTCATAATGGAACTGATAGACAAGGATGGTAATAAATTTGGTGCAGGAAAAATTACTGTAACCAAATCAGATGGTAAGTTAAAAACTCTTGGTGGTGCAGGAGGATCTCCATCAGGACCTGCAGGAGGAGACTTAACAGGAACTTATCCTAATCCTACAGTAAACTGGTCTAATGGTACTTCAACATATAATAGTTTATATTATCCTTTAGTTAGTAATCCAGCAGGCTATCTTACAGCAATAACATCTCTAGATGTAACAACTGCATTAGGTTATACTCCAGTTAATCAATCTGGAGATAGTATGTTAGGTTATCTAACATTATTCTCAGATCCTACAGCATCTCTTCATGCAGCAACTAAACAGTATGTAGATAACATATCAGCAGGTATAAACTTTCACTCCCCTTGTCATGTAGCTACAACAGGTAATCTATCTGCTACATACTTAAATGGAATAGCTGGTGTAGGTGCTACATTAACCTCTACAGTAAATGGAGCATTAATAATTGATTCTCATACTCCAGTTTTAGGAGATAGAGTTCTTGTATGGCAACAATCATCTGGACTACAGAATGGTATATATGATGTAACTAATACCGGATCTGTATCTACTCCGTGGGTACTAACAAGATCTTCAGATGCAGATAACTCTCCAGCAGGAGAACTTCAAAATGGAGACTTTACATTTATACAACAAGGGACTCTTTACGGAGGTTATGGTTTTATATTAAATACTACAGGTACAATTACAATAGGAACTACAGCTATAAACTATGTACAGTTTAATGCAGCACAAGCAGTTGCCGCAGGATATGGTTTGCAAGAGCTCTCTCCTAATGTCCTTTCTGTAGATACATCTCTTATAGCTACAGTATCTAGCTTATCTGCTTATCTTACATCAGCTGCAGCAGCAGCAACTTATTATCCACTTACTAATCCAGCTGGATATATATCTGGTATTACATCTCTAGATGTTACAACAGCACTTGGTTATACACCATATGATGCAACTAATCCATCTGGATTTATAACATCTGCAGCACTATCACCATATCTCACATCTGCAACAGCAGCTTCTACATATGTTCCTCTTGCTAGAACCTTAACCATTAATGGAACTACACAAGATTTATCTGCAAATAGAACATTTACAGTAACTTCACCTGACCCAGCTGGATGGACTACTATAGTGAAGAGTGCAAACCAAGATACAAGTTCTTCAACACCTTCAAATGTAACTGAATTTTCTTTTTCTGTTGTTGCCAATGGAGTTTACAGCGTTGAGTTAGATATTTATTACGGATGTGGTAGTTCGGGTACGGATATAGGCATATTATTCAATGTAAATAGTGGCAATATGTTGGGCAGAAATCAAGGTTTTAGAAATCAATCAAACCAGTGGGTTAATTTTATCAGTATAAATAATTCTGTCGCAACTTCATCTTTGATGTTATCAAGTGGTCAAGCGAATAATATTTCCAATCCTCATTTTTTTAAAATATATGGCGTATTTGTAACTTCAGCAAATGCATTATTAAATGTTCAACATAGAGCTGGAAGTAATGGTTTTACAATTAGAACAATGAAAGGCTCAATTTTAAGATACAAAAGAATAGACTAAGCATTTTTACGTATATTGCAAAATATTTTGTATATTATATATATGAGATTTTTGTTTGTACTCTTATTGTTATTAGCATCTTGTTCTCCACAAAGGAGACTGGAACATTTGCTAAAAAAGCATCCTGAGTTAACTAATATTGATTCAGTAGTAATCCGTGATACAATAAGAATTACAGTTCCAAAAGTAAGAATAGACACAGTAGTTGATATAGAAGAACTTTGGGATACCATATACCTAGAAAAGGATCAACTTAAAATCAAAGTCTGGAGAGATAGATATAATAAAGTCTATATCCAAGGACAGTGTGATACAGTATATATTGAAAAAATTATAGACAGAAAAGTTCCTGTAAGAATATATGAGGAGACTCCTGTTTGGAAGAAAGTATTCTATTGGATACTTGCTATTATTATAGCATTCTTAGCTTTTTATATTATAGTTAACGCAATCTTTAGAAAATGAGCACAGCAGATATCACAATGTTCATCATTGGTACAGCAACATTAATCATTGGCTACTTCCTCAGACTAGTCCACAATGATGTTAGAAAAAACACAGAAGAACAAGGAAAACTCAAAGGTAAAATTGAACTTGTAGAACAAGAGTCAAGACTTAAGTATCAAGCTATTCAAGAGCAAACTCAGTTAGAAATCAAGAGTCTTGCAAGAAATGTAAGTGAGCTTTCAGATGCAGTAAAGCAGCTTATACTAAATAGATAACTAAATAAAAACCAACATGACAATTGTATTAAAAAAGGGTAGCAAAGGAGAGTCAGTAAAGACTCTTCAAGAGTTTCTAAAACTTACAGTAGATGGTATCTTTGGATCAAAGACTGAATCTGCAGTAAAAAGCTACCAGAAGAAAGTAGGTCTTTTACCTGATGGTATTGTAGGAGAAAAGACCTGGGCTGTAATGGGTATTCTAAATACTGATAATGCAGAAAACCAAGAAGTAGAAAATGCTCTTGAGATAAAGAAGTACTTCATGCCTGAAGGAACTTACTTTAAAGGTCCTGTAAAGAAACAATGGATATACTTACACCACACAGCAGGATGGCATAATCCTTACCAAGTAGCTGATATGTGGGCTAGAGATACAAGAGGTAACGTAGGTACTGAGTTTGTATTAGGAGGACAATCTGTAAAAGACAGTAATGCTAAGTTTGACGGAGAGCTTATCCAAGTATTTCCTGAATTTGGATATGGATGGCATACTGGTACAGGAAACTCTGTAATGCATAGAAACTCTGTAGCTATTGAAGTATGTAACTTTGGTGGTATTAAAGATGGTAAAACATATGTAGGAGTTAAAGCTGATCCTTCTCAGATAGTAACTCTAGCTAAACCATTTAGAGGATATAAGCAATGGCATAGATATTCAGATGAGCAAATTAAAGTTCTTAGAAACTGGATACTATACTGCGCTGAGAGATATAATATTGACCCTAGAGTAGGTCTAGTAGAGTGGGTTAAAGAAAAGGGTGCAGATGGCTTTGATGTACTTAATCTAGCATATGCAGAAAAGAATCCAGGTATGTACTCACATACTAATGTAATTAGAGGAAAAGTAGATATGTTCCCGCAGCAGGAGCTGATTGATATGCTGCTCAGTTTATAACTTAAATTAATAATTATGAAAAAAGAACAAATCCTAGGAGTAGCAAGACACGTCCTAACTTTTGTTGGAGGTTTCCTTGTAGTAAAAGGAGCCATTGATGAGTCTGTGCTTAATGAACTTATTGGAGGTACTATTGCTTTAGCAGGTACTATTTGGTCAATTGTAGATAAGAAGTAATATGAAGTTTAGAAATGGATGGAAAGCAAGGACAAAGCAATGGGATAAGTTTGCTTTTAGATTTAGATTAGGGTTCCTTGATGTAATGACCATAGAGGTTGACATTTCCAGAGATTTCTATTTACTTACAATCTTCAATCTTACAGTTAAGAACAGATAATAGTAACTATCTGATACTGAGATCCAGGTGTTGATTCACCTGGATTTTTTGTTTAAACATATTTTATTTAAACTTATTTCATATATTTGTGTAAATAAACACATAGAAGTTATGGAAGAACCAACACAAGAACAACAGTTAACTGCAGAGGAGTTAATGCAAAGAAAAGAGCAGATGTTTCAATTCTACACTGAGTCAATGAAGTACTTGAATGCTCAGTTTGAATATGAAGAAATGCTGTTAAAAATTGATGCTGCAAGATTTGAAAGAATTAAGCTTCAGATGCAACATGCAATGTTATCTAATCCACCTGAAGATTTAGAAGGTGAAGAAGCAGCTAAAGAAAATCTTAAGGAGGAAATCAAAACAGAACAGAAGAAGAAACTTAGGAAGATGTAGTTATGGCACTAGTTAATCAAGTGCAGAAACGCGTCAAGATGCCAAAATGGAATATTGTTAAATATCAGATACTTACTCACTGTTATATAAACAACATAACAGTGAGTAACTCTGATTTAGATTGTTTGACATTACTAAGTTTTAATGAACCTATTGAACTAACTCATTTTTGCTATGATGCTTCTGCGGAAGAAGGGTGGATATTTAAGTCTCCACAAACAGTTAGAAACTGTATAAATAAAGCTGAGAAAAATAATCTTGTAATAAAAGATAGCAGTAATAAAAAGCTTGTAATGCTTAACCCTAATTTGCAAATTCAAACAGAAGGCACTGTATTACTTGATTATAAATTTCTAGGATATGATACCAAAGAAACCGAAGATATTGTATAAAGAACTATCTGAACAACTAGATTTACCTGAATCTATGATTGACAATATAGTTAGTTTTTATTACAAAGAAGTAAGGAAGACTCTTTCAAGCTTAGATCAATTGAAAGTAAACTTACCTGGTTTAGGAAATTTTTTATTAAGAACCACTTTAGTAAAAACAAGAATAAAAAAATATAGAACTTACGAGAAGATTTTTAATAATGAAACATTTGTAAACTACCACAATAAAAAGGTAGCAGAACATAAGCTTAATAAATTATTAGAGGCTCAGAAGAGAATTGATGAGTTTCTTGAACTTAGAAATAAATTTAGAGATGAAAGGGAAATTTGCACAGATATGGGAGAACAAAGCTCAGATACTGGAGGGGATCAAGAATAGATTAGTTCGTAATGAGTTTGTAGAAGATGTTGCTAGAGTTAGAATGGAAGTTTGTAACTCATGTGATTCAAAAGACTCTGTAGGTAAAGAATGTGCAATACCTGGTACACAACCTTGTTGTATGCTATGTGGATGTTCTCTAAGCTTTAAAACAAGATCTTTATCATCAGGATGTCCAGCAAATAAGTGGTATGCTGTAATCACTGAAGAAGAAGAAGATGAACTAGACAAACTTAAGTAATGAGTATAATATTCAATGCAGAAGATCATAGCTACAAAAGCTTAGACTCTTCTGAAGACATAAGATGGATAAGTGTTACATCACTTGTTTCCCAATTTAAAGAACCTTTTGATTCTGAAAAGGTAGCTGCTAGAGTATCTAAATCTAAGAAGTCAAAGTGGTATGGACTAGAACCAAAAAAGATACTTGCTCTATGGAAAGCAGAATCAGAAAGAGCACTTACACTTGGTACATTCTATCATAATCAAAGAGAAGATGACTTATGTTCTCTAAGTTCTATTGAAAGAGAAGGACTTCCTATACCAGTATATAAGCCTATAATAGATGGTGAGAAAAAGAAAGCACCTGAACAAAAGCTTACAGATGGTATATACCCTGAGCATATGGTATATCTAAAGTCAGCAGGAATATGTGGACAGTCAGATTTAGTAGAAGTAGTAAATAGCAGAGTACATATTATTGACTATAAGACAAACAAAGAAATAGTAAAGGAGTCATTTAAAGATTGGGAGGGAATGTCTAAAAAGATGTTATCTCCATTAGATAGTTTAGATGATTGCAACTTTTATCACTATGCTTTACAACTCAGCATTTATATGTATATTATAATAAAGCATAATCCTAAATTAAAACCAGGAAATATCTTTATTCATCATATCAAGTTTGAAGAAGAAGGTAAAGATGAGTATGGATACCCAATTACAAAGTATTCTCCAGAAGGTGATCCTATTGTAAAAGAAGTTATACCAATAGAAGTACCTTATTTAAAAGAGGAAGTAATATCAGTCATACACTGGTTACATGATAATAGAAGTTCAATTAAAAGTAAATAGCATGTTACAATTTTTTAATAAAAGACAAGATCGTAAAGATCTTATTTTAGCAGGTGATGTTAAACTGACAACCTCTAAATATCTACTAGTAAAAAATTTTTATATGATGCCTGATGAATCATGGAGAGTTCCAATCATTAATAACAATATTGTAAAGAATACAAAGTGGTCTGTTCTTTCAAAAGATATTAGTACTGAATATAAAGCTACTTCCCTAATTGATGCTTTGAGATACATCTTTATAAAACAATATTTTAAATTTAAGAAAGATAAGCAAACCAATATATTTAAAAAACACGTAGGTTAAAATGTTAGTAAGACTCTTTGATGTTCAGAATGGTGCAGTAGTACCCACAGAACATTGTTATACACTTAAGACACTTAAAAGAATAATGGATAAGTATCCAGAAGACTATCTTAAAGTATATCAGTATCTGTTCTATATGACTTGCCCTAATCCGGATATGAATCCATTCTTTCATACTCCTGAGATTGATAAAGAAGAGATTGTGCTAGAAGAAATAGAAGCTGAGTTCTCTTCAGAAGATCAAGCTATAAAACTAGCACTACAGTTCTGTGAAGATATGTATGCTACTCCTACAGCAAGAGCATATAAAGGTATGGCATCTATGTTAGATAGATTAGCTAGATATATGGAACATACTCAAATAACTGCAGGAAGAGATGGAAACATAAATTCTTTAATTGCTGCAGCAAAAAACTTTGATCAAATAAGAGCATCTTTTAAAGGTGTATATAAAGATCTTCAAGAGGAGCAATCTAGTAGAGTAAGAGGTGGTCAAGGTTTAGCATATGATATGTAATGGAGTTTTGGAATAATATACCCACTTGGGACAATGGTACATGGACTACTACAGACTTTTCTAGTAGACAAGACTTTACTACATTCTTACTTACAATATTTAAAGAACCTGGTCAGTACAGATTTAACCAAGTAACTGCAGATGTCTTTAATGAGCAATCAAGAATCTTTAGACAAAACAAAGTTTACTGTACTGCACCATTTAAGTCTAAAGACTTTATATCATACTGGGATGATCAGAAAGCTAAATGCAGACAAGGTATAATAGTTAAGGATGGTAGAGATGAATGGTATATAACCAGAGACTACTATATGTGGTTAAACTTCTTACCAATCTTTGATAAAGAACAACAGAAGTTTGACTTTGCTAAAATACGTGATGCTCAGTACCATATGGCTTTATATGAGCTATTAGCAGAAATGCATTATAGACATTCAGCTATTCTTAAGAAACGTCAGATAGCTTCATCATACTTTCATGCCGCTAAGTTTATAAATCAATTGTGGTTTGAAGCTGGAGTAACTCTAAAGATGGGAGCATCTCTTAAGGACTATATCAATGAGAAAGGTACATGGAAGTTCTTAGATGAATATGCAGCTTTCTTAAATGAGCACACAGCATGGTATAGACCAATGACTCCACACAAAGTAATGATGTGGCAGCAAAAGATTGAAGTAAGAAAAGGAGATAGAAAAGCTGAGGTAGGTCTCAAAGGTACAATACAAGGTATGTCATTTGAGAAAGATCCTACTAATGGTGTTGGTGGACCAGTAAAGTTCTTCTTCCATGAGGAAGCAGGTATTGCACCTAAGATGGATCAGACATATGAGTATATCAGACCAGCAATGAGATCTGGTATGATTACTACAGGTATGTTTATAGCAGCAGGGTCAGTTGGTGATTTAGATCAATGTGAACCATTAAAAGAAATGGTGCTTAACCCAGAGGCAAATGATATATATGCAGTAGATACAAACCTTATAGATAAGAATCATACTATAGGTAGATCAGGACTATTTATTCCTGAGCAATGGTCTATGCCACCTCACATAGATGAGTTTGGTAATTCACTTGTTGCAGAAGCATTAGCCGCACTAGATGAACAGTTTATAACCTGGAAGAAAGAGTTATCTCCAGAACAGTATCAGTTAAGGATATCACAGCATCCTAGAAATATAGAAGAAGCATTTGCTTATAGAAAGGCATCTGTATTTCCACAGAACTTAGTAGCCGCACAGTTAAGAAGAGTAGAAGAAAAAGAATATTCATATGAGTTCTTAGATATATATAGAGATGAGAATGGCTTACCTAAAGTAAAAGAAACTAGTAAACTTCCTATACTTGATTTTCCTGTATCTAAAAAGACAGAGGATAAAACAGGAACACTTGTAGTATGGGAAAGACCTATTAAAGATCCAGTGTTTAATAAGCACTACTATGCATCTATTGACCCTGTATCAGAAGGAAAGACAACTACCTCAGAATCATTGTGTTCTATATATGTAATGAAAGCAACAGTTGAAGTACAAAAGCATTTAGCTGGTGAAGTACAAAACTATATAGAACAAGATAAAATTGTAGCAGCCTGGTGTGGTAGATTTGATGATATTAAGAAGACACATGAGAAACTAGAACTTATCATAGAATGGTATAATGCATGGACAGTTATAGAGAATAACATATCTCTTTTTATACAGTACATGATATCTAGAAAGAAACAAAAGTATCTTGTACCAAGAACTCAGATTTTATTCTTAAAAGATCTAGGTGCAAATGCTAATGTATTCCAGGAATATGGATGGAGAAACACAGGTAATCTATTTAAGTCACATCTAATATCTTATGCTATTGAATACATAAGAGAAGAGTTAGATACCATAACTAAAGATGATGGTACTGTAGTTAAGACTCACTATGGTATAGAAAGAATACCTGATCAAATGCTACTCAAAGAAATGCAGGCTTATCAAGAAGGACTCAATGTTGACCGTCTTGTATCCTTTGCTGCACTTATAGCATTTATGAAAATACAGCAATCTAATAGAGGTTTTGCTAAAGATATAATAATGGATGATGCCTCTAAAAACTTGCAAAAGTCAGAAAATTTGTATAAATTATCTCATACCCCTTTCAGACATATGGGAAAGGGTAGAAATGTAATGGGGCAAAGTTTTAAAAGATCCGCATTCAAAAACTTTAAATAAATGGCATATGTGTATAGACATATAAGACAAGATACTAACACACCGTTTTATATTGGTATAGGTAGTGATGCTAAATTTAAACGTGCTTATTCTAAGTATAATAGAAATAGGTATTGGGTAAGTGTCACAAACAAAACTGATTATAAGGTAGAAATTATTTTAGATGAGCTTGATTGGAACATTGCTTGTAAAAAAGAAAAAGAATTTATTAGTCTTTATAAATCCTTTGGAATATCTCTTGTTAACTTAACAGATGGTGGAGAAGGAATGTATAATCCTAATTCTGTTGTTAGAAAAAAAATTTCTGAGGCAAAACTTGGTATAAAAAATCCTCAGTATGGTATAAAATGGTCAGATGAGAGAAAAGAGTATTTTAAAATAAAAATGCAAGGAGAAGGTAACCCAAATTTTGGTAAAAAAATACCGGATACTCAAAAGATGATAATTGCTTCTGCTCAAAAAGGTAGAGTAAAATCAGATGAAGAAAAAGAAAAGATATATTCAAAGACAAGAAAAAAAGTAATTAATACAGAAACTAATCATATTTATACTTCAATAAATGAAGTTGCAAGAGTTTTTAAAAAATCTCCTTCTCATATGACTAGACTCATTAAGAAAAACAAATTCAATTTAAAGTTTTTAGCAGATGCAAGTATATAATAGTCTACAGCTTAAGAAGGGAGCCAAAGTACAGCATAATAGAATGGGTAGTATTACCCAACCTCTTCAGTTTTTACCAAAAGACCAGAAGGATCAGGAGTGGGCTGCATGGAATCTAGACTGGTTGGAGTGGAATGGGTTGAAACAAATCCGTATGAATGCTAGAAGATTAATGAAGAATTACAAGCTAGCAAAAGGTGTAATTGACAAGTCAGATTATATTATTGAAGAGGATAATGAGTATAGAGACATTGTAGAGACTTTAACAAAAGAAGATAACTCTGCACTTGAACTCAAGTTCTATCCTATTATACCCAATGTAATTAATGTTCTAGTAGCTGAGTTTGCTAAGAGATCAACTAAGCTTACATACCGTGCAGTAGATGAGTTCTCTTACAATGAAATGATGGAGCAAAAGAGAGCTGCTGTAGAAGAAGTTCTCTTATCTGATGCTAAAATAAAAATAGTAGCAGCTATGATGGAGCAGGGACTTGATCCTTCTTCAGAAGAAGCTACTCAACAAACATCTGATGATGCATTAAAGCAGCTACCAGAAATAGAAATGTACTTTAAGAAAGACTACAGATCTATGGTAGAACAGTGGGCATCACACCAGCATAAGGTAGATGTTGAAAGATTTAAGATGGATGAGCTTGAGGAAAGAGGTTTCAGAGACATGCTCATTACAGATAGAGAGTTTTGGCACTTCCGTATGATGGAGGATGATTATGAAGTAGAACTCTGGAATCCAGTATTATCATTCTATCATAAGTCTCCAGATGCTAGATATATTTCTCAAGCAAACTGGGTAGGAAAAACTGACATGTATACAGTAGCTGATGTTATTGATAGATACGGATATCTAATGACTGAAGAGCAACTAGAAGCATTAGAAGCTATTTACCCTATTAGATCAGCAGGATATAACATAGGTGGTATGCAGAATGATGGTTCATATTATGATGCTACCAAGACACATGAGTGGAATACTAACTTACCTTCACTTGCATACCGTCAGTACACATCTATGGTATCAGGTTCTGTATTAGAAGGAGGAGATGTTATATCACAGATACTAGCTGAAGGAGAAGACTATAACGTAGCAGGTACCGCATACTTACTTAGAGTATCCACTTGTTACTGGAAGTCTCAAAGGAAAGTGGGTCACCTTACAAAAGTATCAGAATCAGGAGAGGTATCCACTGAAATAATAACAGAAGACTATAAGATAACAGATAAGCCTATCTATGATACTAGACTTTTCCAAAATAAAACTAAAGACAATATAATCTTTGGTGAACACATTGATTGGATTTGGATTAATGAAGTTTGGGGAGGAGTTAAGATTGGACCAAACATCCCATCATTCTGGGGTATGAATAACCCTGGAGGATTTACTCCTATCTACATAGGTGTAGAAAAGAATAAAATAGGCCCACTTAAGTTTCAGTTTAAAGGTGATAGTAGTCTATATGGAAGTAAGTTACCAGTAGAAGGATCTGTATTCTCTGATAGAAATACTAAGTCTACTGCACTACTTGACTTAATGAAGCCATACCAAATTGCATATAACATAGTAAATAACCAAATTGCTGATATACTAGTAGATGAGTTAGGTACTATTATCATGCTTGACCAGAACACTTTACCAAGACACTCATTAGGAGAAGATTGGGGGAAAGGTAATCTAGCTAAAGCATATGTAGCAATGAAGAATTTCCAGATGTTACCTCTGGATACTTCTATTACAAATACAGAGAATGCATTAAACTTCCAGCATTTTCAAAAACTAGACTTATCCCAGACTGAGAGACTTATGTCTAGGATACAACTTGCTAATTACTTTAAGCAACAAGCATATGAAGTAATAGGTGTTAATCCACAACGTATGGGTCAACAACTATCTCAACAGACTGCTACTGGTGTAGAACAAGCTGTATCAGCATCATATGCTCAAACAGAAATGTTCTTTATCCAGCACTGTGATTACTTAATGCCTAGAGTACACCAAATGCGTACAGACTTAGCACAGTACTATCATTCTACTAAACCATCTGCAAGACTTACTTATACTACTACAGCAGATGAGAAAGTAAACTTTGAAATTAATGGTACTGATTTATTACTCAGAGACTTAAACATCTTCTGTACTACAACAGCTAATAATAGAGCTGTGTTAGAACAACTTAAGCAGATGGCTATGACTAATAATACTATGGGAGCCTCTATATATGACTTAGGTAAAGTAATTCAGTCTGATTCATTATCTGAACTTAATAATGCACTCAAGTCTTCTGAGCAGAAACAACAGCAAACAAAGCAACAAGAAATGCAGAGTCAGCAACAAATGCAACAGCAACAACAACAGTCTCAACAAGAACTTGAGAAAATGAAGATTGATGCTGTAGCAGCTGAGAAAGAGAAAGATAGACAAAGGGATATCTTAGTTGCTGAGATCAGAGCTGCTGGTTATGGTTCTATGGCTGATGTCAATAAGAATGAAATGTCAGATTATAGAGATGCTATGAGTGAGATTAGACAATCAGAGCAATACAGAGAACAGACTGATATTGAAAGAATGAAAGAGTCTAATAAGCAGCAGGTTCAGAATTCAAAAGCTGACATTGAAAGAGAAAAGATTCAAACTCAAAGAGAGATAGCTGACACTCAATTACAAATAGCTAGAGAGAATAAAAATAGATTTGATAACTCTTCTTCAAATAAGAAGAATAAGGAATAGCTATATAATGCCAAAAAAGAATGGTGCTAAATAAATTTTAGAAGTTTATTAAAAAGAATTTCTGTATATTATATTAAACAACCAACATAAAACCAACAAATGGAAAATGTAAATGAAACAGCAGAGACTGTAGATTCTACAAAGGTAGAACAAGTTGATGTTAATTTGGATGAGATCTTTGGAGCTCCTGGTGCAGAAAGCATAATGCTACCTGCAGATGGAGAGGAAGAAGAAAAGAAAAAAACAGTATTCTCAAGTGAAGGTGCTGTTGATTTAGCGTTCATTGACAAGTCTGATAATAGTTCAACTCCAGAAGAAAAAGCTGAAGTAGCTGAAACAATTGCAGAACTAGACAATCTAATTACACAGGAAGAAGAAACTGGTAATAAAGGGAGACCTAAGATTGATAAGTCTGGTTTAGCTGAGTTAGCTCTGAAGATGATTGAGGAAGGAACTCTTATGCCTTTTGATGATGACAAATCTTTAGAAGATTACACTACTAAAGATTTTAGAGAACTCTTTGAAGCTAACTTCCAAGAAAGGGAAAATAAGGTAAGAGAAAACACTCCAAAAGAATTCTTTAATGCTTTACCGGAAGAGTTAAAGATTGCTGCTAAGTATGTAGCAGATGGTGGACAAGATCTTAAAGGTTTGTTTAGAACTCTTGCTCATGTAGAAGAAGTTATAGAACTTGATCCTGAGAATGAGTACCATCAAGAAGAGATAGTAAGAAAGTATCTTTATACTACAGGTTTTGCTGATGGTAATCCAGAAGAGATTGAAGAAGAAATCACTGACTGGAAAGACATGGATAAGCTTGCTCAAAAAGCTAAACAGTTTAAACCAAAGTTAGATAGAATGCAAGAAGAGATTGTTGCAAGACAACTAGCTGAACAAGAAGCAAGAAAAGAACAGCAAGAGAAGCAAGCAAAGTATTATACTGATAGCGTATATAATACTTTAGTAGCTGGAGAAGTTGGTGGACTTAAGCTTGATAAGAAAGTGCAAAGTATGCTTTACTCTGGATTAGTACAACCAAACTATCCTTCAGTATCTGGAAGACCAACAAACTTACTAGGTCACCTATTAGAGAAGTATCAGTTTGTAGAACCAAGACATGATCTTATTGCAGAAGCATTATGGTTACTTGCAGATCCTGATGGGTATAAAGGTAAAGTAAGAGATCAAGGTGGTAAAAAAGCTGTAGAAGATACAGTAAGAAAATTAAAAACAGAAGAGCAAAGAAAAATTACATCTTCTACTAATACTGATCAAGAAGAAACAAGATCTAAGAAGGCACCACAAAGAACTATTCCTAGACAACAAAACAATATATTTAAACGCTTTTAACTAGTAACTAATAAATAAACAAATAAACAATGGCAACTCCAGTTTTAAACAATGGTATATTCCTGCGTGACACTGCATACAATGCTACGTCACACGTGGATTCTTACCACTTAACAAACATGTTGAAGGATGCAGAACCTATGGATCTGGGCCCAGTAGACCTTTGGGCTATGGCACAGAAAGTAGAGATGCCCCTTTATCAGATGTCCTCATTTGGAGGAAAGAATGTAATCATGGTAGACAATGCTCGTGGAGAGTATAAGTGGCAGACTCCTGTCTCTATTGATCTACCATATATCATTGAAGACATTGAGCCTCTTAATGAGTTCAAAGGTGTAGATGGTACTACTTTCAAAATCAAGATTAACAAACGTGAGTTTGGTCACGGAGATATCTTGACTTATGACAAGTACAATGGTGTGGAGATGTATGTTACTCAAGAAGATATTCTTCCTGTAGGTGACGGATTCATCTATACTGTTCAACTTGTAAACAATGACAACTACAAGTTCTTAGAGAACAGGTATCTTGCTAATGGTACTAAAGTATTCCGTAAAGGTTCTGCAAGAGGTGAGTATGGTGAAAGATTTTCTGACATCATCACTAATGCTGGATTCCGTGAATTCTATAACTATGTAGGTGGTGCTGAAGCTCACGTTCACTATTCAATCTCTTCTCGTGCAGACTTGATGATTAAAGGTGGAATGAATGCAGATGGTACTGTACCTGTTACTGAAATCTGGAGAACATTTGATAAGGGTCTTGATCCATCCATTGCATCTCTTGAGGACATGGTAAAAGTTATGGGTAAAGACTCTGTGAAGAAAGCATTTGATAATGGTAATCTTTCACGTACATTCTTGACCAATATGGAAGCTGCTCACTTGAGCAAAATTGCTTCTGACATTGAGACTTACTTGATGTGGGGACAAGGAGGTAGAGTTAAGCAAGATGGTCCAGATGATATCAGATTATCTGTGGGTCTTTGGAAGCAGTTGGATAACTCATTCAAAAGAGTATACAACAAAAATAACTTTACACTTGACTTATTCCGTGGAGAAATCTATAACTTCTTCAATGGTAAGGTTGAGTTCCAAGGTCCAGATCCAAAGAGATCTCTAGTAGTTCAGACTGGTATGGGTGGTATGAGAATGGTTAATGAAGCTATCAAAAGAGAAGCTATCTCTTCTGGTCTTCTTATCCAGGCTGCTGACATCGGTGCAATTACTGGTAAAGGTATGGACTTGAACTTTGGATTTGCATATACTTCATATGTGATTCCTTTCTTGGCAAATGTTAAGTTTGTTCTTAACCCAGCATTTGACAATGTTCATACTAATGATATTGAGAACCCAATCATTGATGGATTCCCATTGTCTTCTTACTCATTCATTATCTTTGATATCACTGATAACACTAATGACAACATCTTCTTGTTGAAACTTTCTTGGGATAACCAATTGAAGTGGTGGTATCAGAATGGTACAATGGATTATATGGGAAGAACTCAAGGGTTCCAGTCTTCTGGACAATTCAATGGGTACCGTGTAATGATGTCTCAAACAATGCCAGCTATCTGGGTTAAGGATCCTACTAAGGTTCTTAAGATTGTTATGAGAAATCCAATTACTGGTGGATCATTCTAATATATATCTCAGGAAAAGGGGGAGACTAAACACCTCCCCTTTTTTTTAATTTTTTAAAACCAACAAATAAAAACCAACAAATAAAATGGAAAATGTAAACTTTACAATGGTTCAGACTAGTGAGAACAGAAAAACTCCTATATCTATTAAACCATATTTTGACAGATCTGTATCAAACATGGGATTAGAAATTTATAATCTTTCTCTATTTGATGGAGTGACTCACAGTGAACAATTAGCTTGTATTGAAAGAAATGGAGTAGTTCAGTATCTTACTGGATTAAATGAATTTGCTCCTGAAATTAAACTACTTCCAGAAGAACAAAAAGTAGCTAGAGTAAAACAAATTAGAATAGCAATTGCTGAGTTAGAAAAAGAATTAGCAGCAAATGTTCTTGATGTAGAAGATACTCACTTCTGGAATAATGTTAAGTTACTTAAACCTGATAATGCTGAGTTCTGGAATAAGATATCTATATCTTGTGGTAATGAGCCAGTATACCTAGATCCTAAAGATCCATTTGATAGAATTAAACTTTATGCAATTGAAGCTGGAGGATTTTCTATTGTAGCAAAAAATTATGATGAAGCTAGATCAAAAGCTGTTCCACCAAAATTCTATCTTGATAAAGAACAAGAAACTGCAGGTGTTAAGACGGAGTACAAGAAGCTTAAAAACAAAGCATTATCTGAACTTCAAAAACTGTATGATAAGAATAGCACAAAACTTTTCTACATTGCTAAAGCAGTAGACTTAGCTAGTGTACAGTATAAAAAACACACACCTAATGATATCATCTATGATAACATGGATAGGCATATCAATGGTGATGGTACTGAAAACAATAAAGAAAGAGCGGCTAAAGGATTCCTAGAAGCAGCTTCTATGGATATGGAGACATTAAAAGTTAAAGCAATTGTCAAAGATTCCATATTTTTTAAGTATATTATTAATAAGACAGATGGACATATCTATCATGTGAAATCAAACACTATGATGGGTAGAAACACATCTGAAGTTATTGAGTACTTGAAGAACCCTTTAAATGAGGATATTCTCAAAGATCTTAATAACAGGATTGAAAAGTTGTGGAACTCATAATTTGTATATATAATGAAAACTAAAACTAAAATGCCTAAAGCCATGTATGGTAAAACCATGATGAAAAAAGGTGGTATTAAAAAAATGCAGAAAGGTGGTACACCTTCTTATGCTAGAAATCAAGCTGCTGCAGAAAAACTTTATGATACAGACTCATCTGTAAGAACTTATACTAATGAGTATACAGGTAAAAAAATTCCTACGGGTCCAATGACTAAAGAAGAATACCAGAATGCTGCGGGAAGAGCTGCTAGTACAAGAGCTAAGGCAATGGGTGAAGGTCCAACTTTAAAGAAAAAAGGTGGTGCTGTTAGAAAAATGCAAGATGGTGGTACCCTACCTGCAAAACCTAAACCTTTTAGTACTAAGAGTTCTAAAATTGGTTTAGGTATTTTAAGTTCTGCTATTGCTGGTATAACA